AGCCAAGGCTTGCCATGGTTATGCTCTGCAATAAAGATGCTACCGCATACCTTGCATTTGAGTTTTTCAAGCATGACTACCTCTAAAATCTTGGTGCAAACTACAGAAGTTTGTCATTGCCCATATCTTCCCGTGTCTTGACTGCTCTAGAAAACAGTCTGTTCTAATGTCGCATGTTTCACAAGTTGGCATAGGATGCACCGTCACTGGCTCTCTCAAATAAGGGTCTTCATTTTCAATCCAAAAACGATTCATTTTGTCACCTCATAATCTTGATTGTCGAGAGCATCCAAAGCAGTTTGCTCGTGAATCGAATATGAACGGCGCAAACTTTTGAGCAGTCTACGGATAACCTTGATTTTTGCCCATTCTTCTTCCCATGTAAGTGCTATACCTGAAAGGATTTTTTGATATGCTTTGTCGATAATGTGCTTTTTAATCTTATCAAGGTCTGCAAGTGCGTTCTGTCTTGCAAACTGTGCATCAACTTGGGCTTTTTTAGCCTGCGCTCTTGACAATTCAGCTTCAGCGGCTGCTTTGGCAATTGCATCTGGTGCTGATGCAACTGCCACGTTTGCTTCTGCAACAGCTTTGTCTGATTGAGCTTTGGCTTTTGCAATGTCTGCAACTACAGTGCCAGTTGCTACTTGGCCTTCTGCCACTGATTTTGCTGCCTTGCCTGCTGCCTCAGTTACTTCGGATGGTGCTTTTGCAGCGGCTGTACGTGCATCAACTTGCTTTTTGAAACGGTCAGGGTCTGCCATTGATAGGGCATAGTTCACCCCAGCTTGCGCTTGTTTTGTATTTCCAGCTACAATCGCATCTAATGTTCGCTCATAAATACCAGTAGGCATATTTTTATCTTTACGCGCTACGATAATGTTTAGCAATCTTTCCCGAGCAATTTCTGGCCTGTCGTTTTCCAAGGCCATTGAAACTTCAAAACCCTGATTGAATTCGTTGGTTGCCGCAACATCACCGTAACCCTTACGCACCTCGGCAAATGCCTCGCGCTGCTGCGGATACTTGGCAATCATGTTGCTCCAAGTTTCTTGCGTTGGATTGGCTATTGCAGCTTCCAGATCAGTCTTGTATTCCTCTTTTATTTTTTCTGCCTGTACGCGCTTTTGCCGATCGACTAACACTTGACCAAATTCGGCAAATTGCTGGGCGATGTTGACCTGCGGAACCATTCCCGCATAGTTGATAGGTGGTTGTAGTGGATTGATTGCCATGTCAATACTTTAAAAAATTTGAGGCGAAGCTGAAGCGAAGCCAGGCGAAAAAGCCGCAGCAGTTTTAGCAATACCAAGAACATCGCCAAACATTTGTCGGCCAACATTGCCCTGCGCTATTTGCCCGCCAGCAGTTGCTGCTGCTTGGTTTGCAAGCAGATTGCCAATATTGCTTGCCGATGTCATACCCGCCCCAGCCTGTCCTGCCGCAGATGCTTGGCCTAATTGAGTAAATCCGCCAAGTCGTCCATATTGCTGTTCAATCAACGCATTGAGAACCTGGGGACGGAACTGCGATAGAGCTGCTTGCACGTTCCCGCCACGCAGCCCACCAGTAGCCGATGCCCTCTGAAGCAATGCCTCCTCGCCCTGTGCGGTAAGTGCTTTGAATGTTTCACCGCCGCTAATGCGCTCGATGGCTGCACGCTCTGCCTCTGGGCCACTTAAACCAATCAAAGCCTGCTGCTGGCCCATTGCTCCCGTTCCAGCCTGTATGTAAGGGGTCATGAGTTCGACAAGTTTGTCGAACTGTCTGCGCTGCTCCTCAATGCCTTTTCCTGCCGCTGCTGCTTGAGTTGCAGCACCTTGTTCGGCTGCTTCTGCAGCTCCAGTTGCTCCAGTGATGCCGCCAATAATATCGCCAATGAAACTCATGTTGTACCCCATTCCTGTCGGGTCATGCCCAACACATAAACGTCTTTTATTACGCCATTTTGCACACAGGCACTGCGTCTGCAACCTTCTACTTTGAAGCCTAGCTTGATGCAGTAATTCTTTGCAGTATCAAGCCCTTCGATGATGTAAGCAGTCACCCGCAAGATGGGTTGAGCAAACGCCCATGCTAGACAAGCCAGGCCAAGATCACGAGATTGTTTCAATGCTGATTTTTTGAGCAGCGCATGAAGTTCTAGCTCGACTGAACTCTGCTTAATGGCGATAAAGGCACCAGAGAATTTGCCATCAACCCATGCTGAAAGGTAGGTAGCGTTTGGATGTTGGATTGGCGCAGCAGGACGATGGTCGTGCCCAACTTTTGTAATGTAGGGGTCAGAATAGACCTCTACCAAATGCTGTTCTGTGATGCCAACCGTGACCATGCACAACTCCTGTTAAGGGTGAGCTGCTGGTGGCCCGATAGACTCAGCGGCTCGATTTTCGCACAATTTTACGAATCTTCATACTCTTCATCTTCCCATGCCTGACAAACACGCATATCGTTACAGATGAAGTTCAGTTTTTCACAGTGCCCACGATAGCCATAGCCCGTGTCGTATCCAGCCATCGGGATGCGTTCAATTCGTACTTGGGTCATCAGACTGTTGTCGTAGTACCCGCAATTTGAGCAATGCTTGCGCCGTGCGTCTTTTGCATCACACTGCATAGCTTCGCCCAAAGACTCGTAAAACTCAGGGTTAGCCTTGGGGTCGTTGCTGGGTTCTTCAGGACCGTAGTGCCAATCTTTGACAGAAATCAAGAAATTGGCCTTGTTTTCGGCAACGGTCAAAAACTCCTCTTCGCTAGGCAAGCCCATGAAGCCTTTGGGGATAACCATAAATTTGTCCATGCTGTGCTCCTTATGAAATTTCGCGGCCTGATGCACGAATTGTCAGGGATGTTCCAGCCCCTGCCAGCGTAGATATAAAACCACCAACATCTAATGCCTGACCCACCAGCTCAGGGCAAGTGTAGGTCTCATCAGGAACGATGGTTCGCGCATCAATAATCAGGTTCGATGCCGATGCTGACCCAGTAACCGTGACTAGGTTACAACTGAAAGTCACATTGTTGCCACTGGTGTTAGTCACTGTGAACTTGTCAATGATTGCCTTGACATTGGTTGCGGTGTATTGGGTGGTCTGTGCGTTTTCTGCCTGTTTTGCAGGAATTAAAACTTTTACTGTGACGGTCATAGTACACCTTCGATGTTGTTGTTGACTGTAAGAATTATGGACGGGATGGACGGGACTGGTGGTGTTGCTGCGATTGCGTGTAGCTCAACACTCAAGTCGTCGACCGAGAACATCACCTCAACGTAGTCGTTTGCCTTGAGCTGTAAAAACAAGTTGTAAGCCGAAAAAATCTCTGCGTTGTTGCCCTGTATTCGTATCAGTCCAGCACTGTCAGGCACATCTACGCCGTTGAGCCTAAAAAAGATAAAAAACTGACCAATGCCGCCTGATGTCTTATCAATCTGAAAGCTCAAAGCAAAATTGTAGACACCCTCGCTATCTACAATAATTCTTGATGTTGGAGTTCCAATAAATACCCCATTACTCAAGTCCGTGCTGTTAAATGTGATGGCCTTGGCTGTATTGATAACTGTCGCTGTCTGGGTGGTGGTATCGTAAAACGACCCATATCTTGCTCGTTTGAACTCCCTTGGCGGTGGAGTCATCTGCAAGCCCTCAACGGCTTTATTTAATTTGTTCACCAACTCCAATGCTTGATTTGCCCTGTTTTCTGCTAGTGCTGCGTTCAATGCTGATTGTTGAGCTAAAGCCGAAATCTGAGCCAAAGCCTCGTTTGCAGTTGCCGCCGCATTGTCCGCTTGGAACTCAAAATCAGTTCCGACGATAACTTGCAGTTGGTCAACCGTAGAAAACAAAAGCTCAAACTGTCTGATCTGCTGTTGGTCAGTTAGGAATGCAGCAAGCTGGTCTCGCGTCAGATTTAACTTGCGGGAAATGGGTGCGGTAGCCATCAATATGCCAATGGTTCAATCTGAGCCTCAAGACGCACATAAGAAACGTGAGCATCACTATCGCCACGGAAACGCTGTATGCGCCAGTTCCTCATGTGCCCCTGCTGAAACCATGCGAGGCGCTTTTTGGTGTTGCCAATCGTGCCAACAGAGATAAACTTTTCTTGGCTGTATGACTTGCCATCCAACGAGTAGCTGGTGCTGATTTGCGGATTCTTTCCAAGGGCAATGCTACCTGTGAGGCTGACCAGCTCCAGCTCGTTAAAGATTGCCCCATTGCTTTCGTTGTAGACGATCAAGGTGCCAAACTCCCAGCGCACTTGCTGCCCCCAGTGATGGCCGGTGTCTTGGACCAAGTAACCGATGGAGCTGGATTGCGGATCGCCTACCAGCCACTTGTCGTATGCATAGACCATGTTGCGTGCTTTGTATTGAGCAAGCCCTACTAGGGTGCTCACCAAAGTAAACCAGACTGGGGTTTGCAAAGCTTCGGATGCAGCCGCATCATAAACAAGGGTCTGGTCAGGCAGATGCACATAAAGATGCTGGTGATTCTTGTCGTTTCTGGCCTCCAGCTTGACCAAGGCCAATTGAGCTTCGGTGTATTGCAGCAGGATATTGTCAATCTCTTGCGTGCTGACCTTCTGGGTGGTGGCTGCCGCACCAATGTAGATGCCTGGTGCCTCATTGCGTCCGCTGCCTAAAAAAGCTATGCGCTCAATGAAAACACAACAAGCCTGCGTCCCGACTACGCCTTTTTGTAACTGTGCGCCATCAATCCTTGCAAATGGGAACAGTTCACCACCCACGTTATCAAACACCTCAACGGTATTTCTGTTCAGCGCATAGACCTCGTTTCTCAGCTTCAGCAATGCCACCACAGGGTCAGGGTCAACCTCTGAACTTCCATATTTCAAAGGATTGACTGATAGAGGATTAGACAGTTCGGTGACGATCAGAAACTCGCCATCGGTGGTCATAAAGTAGCCATCCACCCAAACTACGTCCAGCACCACTCCAAGGTCAGGGTCTGTGACTTGGGTCAAGGTTGTGCCATCCCAGTAATAAAGTCGCCCACCTGAAGCAATCGCCAGTTCGTCAAAGCTGTAATCAAAAGTTACGAGTTGGTCTGTAGGGCCACCAACGTCACCCAAAATTGTGACTACGCCTGCGCTGTCAATTTCGACCAGCTTTGGACCCATCACCCGATACAAGCTGCCTTGCCAGTTTATCCCGCCACGGTCAATGCCTGGTCCTGTGCCATTGGCAACGATGCCATCACCCGGGCGCAGAAACCCATTGCTGATGCCCGATTGCTTTGGTACAGGCACAAGGTTTACTGGGTACGATGTACGCAGCTCTGGAGTGTTGTCGGTGTAAATACCGTTAACGATAGGTATTTGCATTTACTTAGCCTTGTTTCGTGCGCTGATGCGTTTTGCCTTAGCCTGAGCATCTGCCTTTGAAGAAGCACCCCAAGCCCTCAAACTCAACAGCAGGCGGGTAGGCTCACCGTCTTTGTATTCAGGGCCAGGATT